CGGCAAGGATGATCCTGTCGGTGAAATGAATCGCGAACTGTGGAACAGTGGTCGCGATAGTGATAAGGAGATCGCTCGCGCACAAAAGCGTAAACTCTCCTACTACAGCAACATCTATGTTGTTCAAGATCCTGCTCATCCTGAAAATGAGGGTCGTGTCTTCCTTTACAAGTTTGGTAAGAAGATCTTTGACAAATTGATTGAAGCAATGCAACCTGCATTTGCCGATGAGTCACCTATCGATCCTTTCAACTTCTGGAAGGGTGCTGACTTCAAACTGAAGATTCGTAAGGTTGATGGTTACTGGAACTATGATAAGTCTGAGTTTTCTGGACCTGGTACTCTTGGTCAGTTTGATGATGATAAACTAGAGTCTATTTGGAAAGATGGTTACTCTTTGGCAGAGTTTGAAGACACTAAGAACTTTAAGTCTTATGAGCAACTTACATCACGTCTAAATTTGGTTCTTGGTAAGTCTGCCACATCTGCAGTTTCTGTTGATGAATCTCAAGAAGAAGTCTTTGCTGCCCCTGTTTCTGGTGGTTTCAATGATACTGATATCACAGGTTTTCGTGAGAGTGCAGTAGCTGCTTCTCCTGTAGAGTCTGATGATCTTGATCTTTCCTACTTCGCTAAACTTGCTGAGGAGGACTGATGAAAATTGCACTTGCTACTATGATGCTACTCTCTGCTCTACCTGTTAGTGCAGAAAGTATTGGCGATCGATCTAATCGTGAAGCATATCAGTCAAAATCTGGTTATGCTCGTCAAGAAAAATGCTTCAAGAAAGTGTACAGGGAAGAATATATTCCTGGTAACATGGGCAATCCTGGATATGTTAAATCATATAAAAAACGGGTATCAGTACCTTGTAAACGTGATCGTATCCAAGATTACCATAGGCATGAAAACAATACCGCAAGTCCAAATACAGATGACAATTCTTGTATTGAAGGTTCAATCCTAGGTGGTATTGCTGGAGGTGGAGCAGGTGCAGCATTATCTAGAGGTGATGGACGCCTCTGGGCGATCCCTCTTGGCATTGTCGGTGGAGCACTGGCAGGATGTCAGGTTGATGGGGGTTAAAACGAAATTCGACTTTTGATTCCCTGAAACGGCGGAAAAAAACTCCGCCATTTTTTTGACTTCTAGGGTTTTCTATATTGATATTCCAACATAAGACGAAACAAATTATCTTTCATTAACATGAGTGCTTGCTGTTCATAAGCATCACCCCCAGACCATTTATCTAAATGAAAACAGACGGACCTGTACATAAGTGCAAGTCCGTCTTTTGTTATGTCTATAGTTATATAATCCTCATTAGGATTAATACCCTCCACTATATCCTCCACTTGAAGAACTACTGCTGCTACTACTGCTTGAAGAACTACTACTAGAAGAAGAACTGCTACTACTTGAAGATGTACCACTACCAGAACTGCTGGTGCTGACAGTGGTAACAGTAGTAGAGGAACCTGCTACTCCAACTGATGCAATTGAAGATGCTGCTGGTCCATTATTGAAAGTGGTGGTTGTGGTATCATTACGTGCAAATGTTCTTCTTGATCCATAAGTAGGAGAACCAATAGTATTTAAGAATCTTATTACACTATTCATTGGTGTTTTCTTATTGTTTGCCTCATCTAGTTCAGCATGAGGTTCATATGCGATCAAATCTTCAAATTGATCAGTCATAAGATCTATCACATTTCCCGTAGGAATTTGAATTTGTCGTTTTTGTTCATTTAAAAAATATTCATACTCGTAATTTGAAACAGGATAAATTGATTCTTCTTTTGTTTTTACTCCTTCATTAGGAATATCAGATCTAAAACTTTCTGTAACTTCAATACCCTGTTTTATAAAAACTGTTCCGTCACTCATAATTTGTTCATTTGTCTCCCAATGATGAATAGAATCAACATTACCTGAGTATTTTTCGGCAACGTAATTTTCTAATTGCTCAGACTCTTTAGGCCACTGCTCATATACGTCAGTAATTTCATTAATTAAAAGAATTGTCCAATCTAAGAAAGTATCTCCATATAATTTATTTGCGAGATTACTTGGTGTTTCTCCAGGTTCAATTGAGTACGCTTCAAATAACGTGACATATTGATTTAAATCTTGACGTACTGAAACTGTTCTGAACAGATTTTTTGTCAATCGAAATTTAAATTCCTCGTCATCTTTGACGCCTTCGGCAATATAAACATTTGGAAAATATGAGAAATAACCTGCCATTTTTAAAACCCTTCTTTAATCTCTGATTGTGTTACAAATTTAGTTTCAGTGAATTTACAGTTAACTGTAACTGCAGGAACTTGTAGGGGTGTATCTGAACCAACTCCTAAAGTACTATTCTTAACTGCATTATATTGACCGTCTGGAGTGTAATTTACATCAACACCAGTGCAAACTGAAGTATGAATTTTAAAATGTAAGTCTTCAGAAAGACTTTTCATTTTTCCAGAGGGATCCATACGAACAAATTTAATATCAAATTTGTCAGGTACTTCAAAAAATCTTTTAGATTGTTTGCCCTCGGCATCCTCTCCATATGAGGGTAAGGCACCTTGCTTCAAGTATTTAATAATATGAGCAATTTCTACCGACTCGTCTTCATTACGAGCAAACATTTTAAAATTAAATGAGTGTGTTCTGAACTGCACATTACTAAACATCTGCTCTGTATAAGGATTGAAGACCTTTCCTTGTGTCAATTGCATTATTGAATTAGCATCTATTTGACCTGATAATCCCAACATTTGAGCACCACCTTGTGCAAGTTGTGCTAAAGCACCAATTTGAAATTCAGGAAGTGCAGCCTGTGCTGCTGCTTGTAGAGTTGCAGTAAGTCCTTCTGTTGACATATCACCCATTCCAGAGGCAAGTGCCATACCTGCTACTCCCAGATCAACCTGACGATAAGTTGGAGTATATGAGGTCGCAATACCATTGGGCATTGCAATGTATACCCGAGATGGATTTGCTTTTCTTTGAACTTCATTGGATGAAGTATTTAATCCATAATATGCTTTTTGATTAGTATCATCATAGACGATTCTATTTCTCTCAAACATCACATAATCAACAGTCTGTGTAGGGTTATCCTCCAGACGGTTACCATCAGAAGGTGGCGTCAGAGGATACCTATAGATAGATTTTTTAAAAAGTTTGTCCTTTCTTGCCAAAATAACAACCTAAATATTATGTGACCTTCATGTATTTATGAGATATCAAGGAAAATATCGTGTTTCCTTTCCTAGGAAATACAAAGGTGATGCGGGTAATGTGATATATCGCTCCTCATGGGAGTATAAATTTATGAAATGGTGTGATATTACTCCTTCTATAGAAGAATGGGGTAGTGAAGAGATTATTATTCCTTATACATCACCTGTTGATGGAAGACGACATAGATATTTTCCCGATTTTTATGTAAAAATTGCAAGGAAAAAATATCTGGTCGAAGTGAAACCATTTAAACAAACGAAAGAACCAAAAACTCAAAAACGAAATACTAAGAGATATATTAATGAGGTTGTTACTTGGAGTATCAATCAAGCAAAGTGGAAAGCAGCAACTGAGTTTTGTTTAGATAATGGTTGGGAATTTATGTTAATTACAGAAAAAGAACTTAAAATCTAATGGCAATCCCAAGAGAAGAAAATGCGAGATACAACTCCTTTCAGGAGTTTTTATCTCTCACTAAAAAAAATAAAACTGGTCAAAGTTTTACCAATTTATATTCGGTAAGATTTTCTACACCACCCATGATGATTAGGGGATCTGGTTCTGTAAAATCTGGCAAGATGCAGGTTGAGTCATCAGATTTAAATTGGTTGCTAGATTATTATGCGGATAATGTAAATCTTCCGAGTAAGCAGATAACTACTGGTCAAGTATCTGTTGTTGGTTCTCCCTTTAAATATGCGACTAACACTGCTTTTAGTCAAATCAATATTAGTTTTTTAATGCCTCGTTCTCAATATACGAGAACTTTCTTTGAAAGATGGACACAATTGATGGCAACTGATAGTGAGCAATATACAAGATATTACAATGATTATGTTTGTCCACAACTCTATATTTACAAATTTGAGAGAGGTGGTGGAGATTTTGCAAATTCAGATCCAAAATTTCTGAGAACTTTGAGAGATGGTGGACTTAAAGGTATTTCTTATCTTACTGCTA